GAGACAAGAAAACACCGCACTGAACGCTGCTATAGATATGTGGCAAGAAGGGTATTCTCTTAGGGAAATATCTAAAACTGTTAATTTTCCTGAAGACCGTTTAGCTAATGAATTGATTTCGTTAGGAGAAGACCCTAGAGATTTCGGTGGAAGAAGAGATAGACCTTTTGCAGAAATGCCAGAGTTCAAGGAAAGAGGAGAACTACAACAGAAACTAGACGATCTCGGAGAAACTATCGAAGACTTTGATACGGCTGTAGAAAGAACGCCTAGACCATTTAAGACCTACGAAGAAGAAGCCATGATGGATATTATTCCTAAAGGGGCTGGTAACTTAAAGAGTAGGTTAATGAAGAAGTTTCCTATAAAGGGAGCTGATCCGGAAGATGTAGCAGATGTAGAGAAGTTTATCGATGTAATGGGACAGCGTCTGTTTGGCGATGTATCGTTATCTGTTACTAATAAGATACCATCAGCTGGTCGTTATAACTTTGGTAACAATCTTCTACAAATACGACAAGCTACTATAGATAAGGGTGAGATTAAAAGAACTATGGTTCACGAGTTGTGGCATAGCCTTAGTCGTTATCTCCCTTCAACTGATGTAGATTCCTTAACTAAACAATTTCAAAAAGAGCGTCAGAACTACTTAGACGATTTAAGTCAAAGAGCTAAAGATAAAGCTAAGACTCCAAGTGAAAGAATAGCGTTAGCGAAAGAACTGAATGGTTTTAAGAAAGGCGAGTTTACTAGCGACAACTACAGGTACGCAGATGTAGACGAATATTTTGCAGAGGAGATGACTGACGCTTTCTTGAAGAAATTAGATGAGAAAGACTTAGCTCCTCAAGGCACATTAAAAAGAATAGCACAAGAAGTAGCGATACTGTTTAAAGATATGTTTGCTTCTTTGAAAGCTAAGTTAGGTATCGATCAAAGACAGAAAATATTTAATGACTTTCTCAAACAGCGTAATGTAAAGATACAACGTCAACGTCCTTTGGAGTTTGGTAGGACTTTTGCAGAGATGCCTGATTTCAAGAAAGGTGCCACCGACGAAGTATTACAAGCTATCCCTGAAAAGTTCCGTGAGTACGCTAAAGAGTTGATGGGAGGCGGTACTCCTAGACTTCCTAGATTTGCGTTGGAAACAAGCGATGATGTTATTGTACTGAAAGATTTGCTTGAGAGTTACTACAAAGAAAACCCAGATAAGATAACTGTAGAGGGTGCTGTATTGGAACTAGACGCTGAGATCGAAAAGTCTTTGATGTTACAAGAAGGTAAGGACGCTGCTACTAAAATAGCTGAAGCACGTATTGTACAACAAAGTATTAGAGATCAAGGTGTAGCTGTTGTTAATAACTTAGCGGATGCAGTAAAAGCATTTGAGAAAGCTGGAGGAGGAGATGTAGCTATTGCTGATATTAAGAATAACTTCCAACAACTGCTTAGTATTGCTGATGTTTATAGGAAGTTGGGTAGGCAGGGAAGTTTGTTATTAGGATCAAGGCGTGAAGGTTTTACTTCCAGAAAGATAGGTTTAAGCGAAGCTGACTTTAAAATAGACGGTTTACGTAAAGAGTTCGCTAATGCTTCAGGCATGGACCCACAAAAGATGGTTGATCTTATTAACGAGCACATCGACCCGACTGATCCCGTAGGTTCTTTAGAAAGATTATTTAAGACAGCTAAGAAAGCACAAGGTAAGTCGATGCTTGATATGCCTATCGAATACTGGATGAATGCTATTCTTAGCGGACCTAAAACACAAGTAGTCAATGCGATGGGTAATAGTATTACTCAGATTATGACATCTATTGAAACCGTACTAGGAGGAGTTGCTAGTGGGAATATGGATGTTATTAAAGCTGTGTTTGCTGCTTGGGCGGATGGTAAGATGTATTCTGAGGCAGCTAGTTTTGCTAAGAAAGCTTTCAAGCAATCAGACAACGTACTTGATCCCAACGCTCGTGCATTTAGCGATAGACCTGACGTAGCAATCAGCGGACAAAGAGTATCGGAAGCGATGCCCGGTAAAGCTTTGTCTGAAAAAACGGAACAAGGCATCGATTGGTTTGCTAATAATATTATCAGGATTCCTAGTAGGTTATTAATGACTACCGACGAGTTCTTTAAACAGTTAGCTTATCGTAGAGCCGCTCGTTTGAAAGCAGCTATGTCTGGTTTACAGCAAGGAATCAGAGAACCGCAAGCATTGGCAGAGCATATCAATAAAACATTAGAAGGTGTTATTACCGAAGGTGGACGCATGGGTTCCGAGGAAGGTTTAGCTAGAGAAGCTTATGATATATTTAAAAGTAAATCTGAGTTTAAACCTTCGATAGATGAACTAGATGCTTTAGAGAACAAGAAAAGAAGAACTGATCTAACTGAAGCTGAATCAAAAAGACTTACGGCATTAAAAATAAAAGTAGGCAAAGATCGTAACAAGTTTGTATTAGATTATGTACAAAAGAACTTTGATGATACTAAGTCTGCATTAATACAATACGCACAAGACGAAGCGAGGTATTTAACATTCACTAAAGAATTAGAACCGGGACTAGGTAAGGGTTTACAAAACATAACTAATAACATACCAGCGGCACGGTTAATTCTACCGTTTGTAAGAACTCCTACTAATATTTTAAGTTTTGCTTTAGAAAGAACTCCTTTAAACATTCCATTAACAAAAGAGTCGTGGGAGCGTTTTAACTTGGAGATAAGAAATCCTGATCCAATAGTTAAAGCTCAAGCTCGTGGTAAATTAGCGACAGCAGCCTTGGTTGGTTATACATTAATGGAAGCTGTACAAAACGGAAATGGTTCTATTACTGGAGGTGGTCCTAGTGACGAGCGTCAAAAGAAAGCGTTACAAGCAGCAGGTTGGCAACCGTATAGCATTAAGATCGGTGATGAATATTACAGTTATCAAAGATTAGACCCTATCGCTACTCCTCTAGGTATAATAGCCGACATTGTAGAGACTGGTGTGCTCGAAACTAAAGACTTTAATGAAACGGATTTAGAACACGCCACTCAATCTTTCTTACTAGCGATGACTAGAAATGTTACTAATAAGTCTTACTTAGCTGGTATACAAACTTTCACAGATGCGTTATCTGACCCTGATCGTTTTGTTCCTAGATTTGGTAGAAACTTCGTGTCATCTTTTGTCCCTAATTTAATTTCACAAATGGCAGACAGCGACACGCAAGCTATGAAAGAATCTAGAAGCGTGATGGATGCAGTTAAAAAGAAACTAGGAGACAGAAATGGTTTAGATTCTAAACGGAATGTATTAGGTGAGGAGATAATGATGGAAGCTATGTTTGATTCTCCATTACAGTTCTTTAATCCTATAGCTTTCTCTACTAAAAAAGATGACTTAGTGTTACAAGAGATGGCTAGTTTAAACCATGCCTTTAGATTACCTCCTCCAAATTTAGGAGGTCAGATAGATATGTTAGCTTATAAAAGTTCGTCTGGACAGTCGGCTTATGATAGATGGCAAGAGTTACTACAAAGTACTAAAATAGGAGGACAATCTCTTAGGCAAACTCTTACTAGGTTAATTAAATCTAGAGACTATAAACAGTTATCGCCAGAGTCTGAACCGGGATTAGAAAGTCCACGTATTACGCAGATAAATAACATACTTACAAAGTACAGAAAAGAAGCAAGAAAGAGACTGATGCGGGAGTTTCCTGAGTTAGATAAGCAATACTCAGCTTTAACGTTAGCTAAAACTCGTTTTAAAACTGGCGTATCCCGTGAAGATGTACTTGCTCTTCTCACTCAATAATTAATAATATACACTTATCATCATGGCTATCACCTACGTAGACTACACCGCATCAGCAGATCAGACTGACTTTGCTTTTAATTTCCCGTACCTTGAGGACGAGCATGTAACAGTAGAAATCAACGGAACTGCTACGATAGATTTTACCATTGTTACATCCCCAGCTACCAAAGTTGTTTTAAACAGCGGTGCTAGTTATGGGGACATTGTACGGATACGCAGAAGAAGTCAACCAGATCAAAACCTCGTAGACTTTGTAAATGGTTCTGTATTAACGGAATCGGAACTAGATAGAGCGTACTTACACAACCGTTACTTAGCTGAAGAGATCGGTGAATTAAACGATCAATCACTACAAATCGAAGCGGGAGGTTTAAACTGGGACGCTAAAGGTTTAAGGATTAAGAATGTAAGTCAACCTGTAGATGTTCAAGATGCGTCCACTAAAACCTATGTAGACACACAAATATCTAACACGATTACTGGGGCCTCAGTTGAACCTCCTAAGTTTACATTTACTGGTAACGGTGTAGATGCTGTTTTTACTTTTAGCCCCGGCGTAGAATTAGATGGGGATACCCTGTATGAAGTAGCTATTGATGGGCATCTTGAAGAGCCAACAGTTGATTACGTTATAGATGCAGATGCAGATACAATTACCTTTACAACTATTCCTTCAAACGGGGCTAATATAGTTGTTATTAAAAGAGGATACTCAGTCCCCGTTACAGGTGGCGTAGTAATGACGCAAGAAGAACGAGATAAGTTAGCAGAGTTAGATACGACAGGAGGGATAACTGAATCTGAGCGGGAGAAGTTAACGGCATTAGTACCGTACCCAGTTAGCACGAACGACGGTGACCATTTAGTGTACGAAGGTTTAGGTTCTACTACAGTTGCCAATAAAAAGTTATTAGTAAAAGCAGCTGCATCGCCATCAACAGCTCAATTAAGTTTCACTCAAAATTTTTATCAAGATCGAATAAACGACGAATTTAATAGAATCTTATCTGATTTTTATCGTTTTTCTTACAATAACACTACAAGAGATGATGCGAGTTGGAAATCTTTAACGATAGGAAACCATGCAGGAAGAGATGTTGAAACTCCTCCGGGAACACCTACGAACGAAGAATCTGGTTGGAGTGTAAATGCTAATAATGAGTTAATACAACCATACAATACCCTTTCTGTTACGGGTTTTGCTAGTCCTGATTTATACGACACATATGATGCTATGGTTGTAGCTAAATCAACTGATACCGATGACGATTACATTGGATGGGTAATAGCTTTAGATAGAGGTGCTCCCAACGACGACAATGCTAATACACCATACGATTCATATATTTGTGTATATCGAAGCCTTAATGCGGAGAACGATGTAGGAGTAAAAGGAGTAAATGTTTATTATAACTTAAAATTACCCGGAGAGAGAATATTAGCTCAAAACAATACCGACTTTACGGATGTTCACGCTAATTCGACAGGTGGTAGTGGATGGTCAGCATACGATGGGTGTCCTTTTAAAATCGAAAGAAGACCGACATATATTAAAATATGGGCAATAGATGATACAGCCAACACACCAGAGTGGGATTCTTCTTCTTGGATACTTATAGCGAACCTTGATTTAACAAGCGACCCTGATTTAACTAAATTTCAAAACCCAGCATCTTGGGGTTTAATGGCACATTCGCAACCAAATTGCAGTTGGGGGGATTTATATATTAATGCACCTGCTACAAATAAATCAACAATTACTCCTAACCCAGACTCTAATTTAAGTTCTTATGTGTTTGATTTAGAAGCAAACAAAACTTATATAAGGCAAAACAATAATTGGATTCAGAAAGCTGGAGTAAGTATACACGATTATATAGATAGTGGTCAGTTGCTTTACGATATTGCTGGTAGAACTTTATCATTTAAAGACTCTGGCACGATTAATAAATTAACATCTCCACGATTAGTTTTAGATTCTCAATCTTCTAATTTCACACTACAAACTGACCAAGACGGTGAAGTAATAAGAGCAGACAGTGGATGTAGTACTATTACTTTTGACGGTAATTACGGAAGCGGTTTTCATTGTAAAATACTTAACCACTCTGGTGCTTCTATAACTTTACAAGCAACTGGTGTTACATCGTTTAGAGACGGCACAGGAAATAACACTATTACTTTAGATGACAATAGAATGGCTGAGTGTATAGGAAACGGTTTGAACAGCGGAAATAATATTTCAGTGATAATTAGTTTTATTAGTTAACAAGATGATCGACTCCCTCTCTAGCTTTCTTAACACCATTCTTGTCGTCGCTCTTGGCGTGATCGGGTGGATTATCAAACGTGTTATCGAACGTCTTGATCTAGGTGAGAAAAGAATGACTAAGATAGAGGTGGAGTTAGCTGCACAGCGGGAAAGAGATAGAGCTGTTGAAGCACGGATCGGAAAGGTAGAAGAAGCACTTAAAGAAGTTCACACTAAATTAGATCGTATGATGGAGGTATTAGTACAGAGATGAAAAGAAAAAGTAAAAGACCCGGACTTTATGAGAACATGCGAAAACGTAAGCGTCTAGGTATTAGTCGTAGCAAGAAAGATTCTACAGT